TTTTTAATTCTAGCACCACTTGTATCTACCTGATTACTACCAAAAGCAGGATTTAATACAATATCTCCAATCTGTGTTGCAAGAGTAGCGTCACTGATATTAAAATTATTATTAATGTTAATATCGTCATCAATTTCAATATCTGTAATACGAGAATCATTACTACTTGCTGGATTGATTTTATATGTGGTATTATTTTGGTCAACAAATCTGCGACCTATAATATCACCAGGAACAGTCCATGCTCCAGTTGTTTCACTATAAGAAGCTCCAAAGTTAAATGTTGGAGATAAGAATCCAATTTCTCCATTAACAGCATATAGTGATAATGTAGAACCAGCAGCATCTTCAATTTGTAAACGACCAGCACCTTGACCATAACCTACAATGATGCCATCAATGTGTGACACATCATCAGGTTCAATATACATTTGGTTATTTGCAGAGTCACCAAATCTTGGAGCAAATAAATTTCCTGTAGCTGTATCACCACTAGTATTTAAATATCTTATATCTAATGGGGCATAATCAAACGATGTATTAATTGTGACATTCGAGTTATGAACAACTGTGTTTGAACCAGTAATAGCACCCGTTAAGTTAATATCAAAATCATTTGTTCTGAAATTAATCTTATCGTTTGCATCATCACCTTCTACAAGAATACCTAACTCAGTATTATTCCTCATCATTTCGCCCACAAGGTCGTGGGTTGTTTCAGTAAAGTCAGGAATCGCGTTAGCTTGTAATTCTACTGGTATTTCTGTCGCAAATGTAATACGACCTTGAGCATCAATTCGGATACGAGGAGTAAATCCATCAGTACCATATAGGTCTGCAGTTACGCCAGTATCTTCAAGGCCGATTTCAAATTCGTTATTTGCTAGAGCTGTATTTGCACCTAATTCTAAACCCGTACCAACATGAATTGTAGGAGAATCAAGTAAATCAATAACACCACTATTTGCACCATCTTGGATATCCAAATTTGAGCTGAAATTATCATTAATAAATCTTAAATTTACTGCGTCAGAGGGGTTGACAGGGTCGGCCAAGTCTGTTATAATAGTATTACCAACACTGATATTACCACCTATATCAAATGTAAGGTCTGTGTTTGCAGCTGTGGTAATTACACCATTATTAGAGATATAGAATCTTTCTACACCAGCAGTTTGGAATCTTAATTCATCATTATCAGCACCCGGACTGGATTCAGCTGATATAAATGTATCTTGGTCTGCATCAATTGTCCCGCCTAAACCTTTCCAAACAGAACCATCATAACCTTCAAATAAGCTATCTTCTGTATTATATCTTATAGAACCTTGTTCGGCAGGAGTATATCTTTGAGCTGTATTTCCTGTAGGTAATACTAAACTATCATAAACCTTAAATTTACCATCAGCATTAACTTGAGCTCTTAATTCGCCAGATGTAAAGAATTGTAGTTGGTCATTATCTGAATTTGGACTTGTTTCAGCAATAATTTTTGTATCTTGGTCAACGTCAATAACTGAACCGGCAAGTCCAGCCCAAATACTACCATCATAACCTTCAAATCTTTGGTCAGTAGTATTATAACGAATCATACCAGTGGAAGCAGTAGGTCTATCACCTGTGCCACCAATTGGTAAAGTTAATGCACCTGTTTCTGCAATTGTGACGATACCAGAATCTGATTTAATTGTTGGGACAAAAATACGAGCCCATTGCTTTCCAATTGTACCTAAATCATATGTGACATCGTCATCAGGTATTAAATCACTTGTAAAATCAGCAACAACATTAATAGTATCTACATCAGCATCACCAATTCGGATATTACCACCGAGAGTAAGGTTTCCAGTAATATCAGTATCGCCATCAATCGAAAGTGTTGCACCATCATATCGTAATGCATTACTATCTACAAGTTTACCATTTGTTCCTACGAATACAAGTCTTTGTGTTGTTAAATCTTCAACACGAGCACTTGCAAGTACAGCCTGAACTGAAACATCTAATGAACCGGTAATATTTTGATTACCAGTTAAATTCAGGTCTGTCCCATTAAATGTAAAATTGGCATCATCTTCTACTGCACCATTGACACCAGCAAGTAATACTCTATCATTTGTCAGATCTGTGACTTTGAGACTATCAACCTCGAGCTCACCAGTAAAGTCAATGTCACCAATAATTGTTGTATCACCAACAACATTCAGTGTACCTTGAATGTCAGTATTACCAGCGATGTTAGTATCACCAGTCTGCCAATCAATTGTAAATTTATTAAGGCCATCTCCATACTGGAAATCACCATCTGAATGAATTCTATACCTTTCGGTTCCACCAGTAAAGAATTTTAATTGGTCATTATCTGAACCGGGAGTGTCCTCTGCCAGAATTTTTGTATCTTGGTCGACATCGATTACACCACCAAGTCCCTTCCAAGCAGAGCCATCATAACCTTCAAATTGAGTATCTGAAGTGTTGAAACGAATCATTCCTCTTGCAGGAGTAGGTCGTTCCAAAGTTGTACCATCTGGCAAAATAATTGCGCCAGTACTGTTGACATTTACCACATCTGATGTTATAATAAGACTATCGTCTTTACCAATAACATTTTCAAATGTTTGAGTATAATCCAGATCTAGTCTAGTACCATCAGTAAGAGTAATTCCTCTACCATCAAAGCCTTGACCTTGGAACTGTTTCCATACAATCGCATCAGTATTTACAGTAAAGGTCTCGGCGTCAGCAACAGTAGCGACCCAACCAGTTTGGCCGTTATTTGTACCGTCAGAAACAAATACAAACGACCCAGCTATCTCTGACTGAGTAAGTCCATACTCAGAGGTTTCATCGTCATATCGAGATCTCTGGAAAATCCAAGGGTCGCCTATACCGCCGACCTGGATTAATTCATAACGGCCATTCTCTTCTGGATTCGCCTGGTCTTTGATTAGGAGCCCATCGCCAAGCTCCCAATCTACAACACCATCAACATCAAGAGTAGTTGAAGGTGATAAGGTAAATGTAGCAGAATATGAAGTATTACCACTAGAGAATGTGGCTCCGTATGCACTCAAATCCTGAGTACTAGCTGCAAGAACGATTTGACGTCTTGCCATATCAATAGCGGAATTATCTACATATCGTTTATTTGCTACATCTTCTGGGTCAACCGGGTCACCGACTTGCCCCAATTCTTGTTCTAAATAATTTACTGTGACCGCGTCTTGTGGAAATAATGGGTCACGCAGGTTAGAAATTCTGTGGTCTGTAAGGTTAAGAGTTTCTGCTGTTGTCGCAGGAACAATTCTGATATCATCAGTACCAAAAATACCATCTTGTGTAATTGTAAGCTCACCAACATTAAAGTTAGTTAAACCTACTATTTCATTTGTGGATTCACCAATTGTAAGTGATGTATTACCAAGCGTAAAATCATTAGCTTGGATTACAGTATTATTGGCTGTAAAATTAAGAGAAGTTAAACTTGTATTATAGAAAGATGTAATATGACCAAACTGGTCAATATCTACATTTCGCGAAAATGTGAGAACATCATTATTTGTACTAACTTCTACCGAAGTATTAGCGTGTGAAACAACTACATTGGAAAGTTCTGTATCAGTTTCTGGCGTAATAATGATACCAGGACCAGCATCAATATCCTGTACATATGCTCCAATAGTATCAATACCAAGAACGACTGAATCTGGAACGATTGTTGGTTTACGTTCTGCTGGTGCGACAATAGGAGTAGTAGTATGTTGTTTCGGTACCGCCCTAATACTCTTAGAGGCGTTTACCTTAACTTTTATGCTCACGCAACCTCCGTAATAGTGTCAACTACGATTGCTAAGCCTTCAACTATTTTGGATCTTTCTCCTGTTGTTTTTTCCATTATTACATCATACTGATACTTACCGGGCACTAACGCATCAGTCTGCTGGTCTGTGAGGACGAGTGTGATATCATTATTTGCCTTCTCAATCGTGAAGTCCGCAATTGTATTAGAGCTAGAATAAAGTTTCTTTATCCCGCTATAAAAATTGTAGGTTGTTATCACCAACTCTTGGTCGTCTTCGTCGAACAAGTCTAGCGTTGTTCGGAAGTCCATTCCTTTGTCTATGTAAATATTTGCTCTCGATGCCATGGCGATGAAACCTTTTTCTCTCTGTTATTATTCTATTTATTATTTAATGCTCTATAAAACATAAAGGGCATTTAAAATGCCCCTCATATCTTATTGCGATTTAGAGCATGTCACTCTCACTTAATCATGAATTTATTTTAGTTTTTCAATAATTTCTTGTTGTTCTTTTATTGCTTCGATAAGCAATCCAACAATATTAGCATAACTAACTGATTTAATACCATCTTCATTTGTGTTAACAACCTCAGGTAAAATTTCCTCAATTTCCTGCGCGATTAAACCAACCTTTCTCTCTTCTTGGCCAATCATATTAAAGTTAACACCTCGTAATGCAAGAACTTTATCCAATGCATTAGGTATTGTCTCTATATTTTCTTTTAATGTTCTGTCAGATGTTGTATTGAAATCACCACCGGTAGTAATAGTACCAGTAGAGTCAATAGTTCCCGTAATATCAATATTACCAGTTCCAGTAATATCACTACTATTTAAGTCTAAATCTCCACCTAACTGAGGTGTTGTATCTGATACAACATCAGAAATACCGCCACCGCCACCAGTGGAGTTAATTGTCACACTATCAGTGGTAGCATCAGTTGTAATAGTAATATTTGTACCAGCAACAAATGTCAATGTATCAGTAGTACTATCGGCTGCAATTGTTGTTTGACCAGCCACAGCAACCTTATCAAATACATTCTGTGAACCACCTCCACCAGATGATGCGAATGTAATTTCATCAGTTGTAGCATCTGTTGTAATGGTCATATTAGTACCAGCAACAAATGTCAATGTATCAGCAGTATTATCTGCAGCAACCGTTGTTTGACCAGATACAGCAATCTTATCAAATAAGTTTTGTGAACCACCACCTGAAGGCCATGAAGTAATTGTTGACCCACCAAGTGTAGCAGAACCTTGAATTGTAATATTCTCTAACTGTAATTCGTCAATATTATTTGTGTAGAAGAAGTTAGAATGACCACCTGGGTTTGGACCAGTTGTGGCATATAATGGTCTAGCAGTTGAACTATCCTGCACAAATGTGAGGAACATAGGTGTTGCATCTAATGCTGAACCATGAATATTATTTGTTTGAATTTGTGTAGCATTACCAGATCCGGCAGGTCCTTGAACACCCTGATTACCTAATGGACCTTGATTACCAGTTAGACCGATAAAGCCTTGAATACCTCTAGTACCTTGAGGACCTTGGACACCTTGGAGACCAGTTGAACCTATTGTACCGCCAGCACCTTGTGGACCAATTGCTCCAGTAGCACCCTGTGTACCTTCACCACCACCTGGGCCAGGTTCACCTGTTATACCCTGAATACCCTGTGGGCCAGTTCCACCAGCACCAGCTTGACCTTGAGGTCCTTGAATACCTTGTGGTCCAAATCCACCTAAACCTTGCTCACCTTGAGGACCGGCAGGACCCTGTGGACCTTCTCCACCGACACCACCACCAGCACCTTGTGGACCAGCATCTCCTTGGAAACCTCTAGGACCTTGTGGACCATCTCCACCACCAGAACCAGCTAAACCTTGAGGTCCTTGTGGTCCAAATCCACCTTGAATACCTTGTAAACCGGAACCAGAATAACCTTGAACACCTTGAGGACCAATCGCTCCATCAGCACCCTGAACACCACCATCACCTGGGTCACCAGCTGGGCCTTGGAAACCTTGAGGTCCCTGTGGACCTTGTGGACCATCTGCACCAACACCTGGACCACCCTGAACACCTTGGAATCCTTGAATACCTTGAACACCTTGGTTTCCGTCTCCACCAATACCCTGTGGACCGAATGGACCCTGAATACCCTGTGGACCTGTGCCTCCAGCACCTTGTGGACCTAATAAACCTTGAAGACCTTGCGGCCCCTGTAAACCTTGAACACCCTGATTACCTAAAACACCCTGAGCACCTGGCGCGGCCGGACCTTGAATACCTTGTAAACCTTGAGGACCAGCAGGACCTTGCGGGCCACTTGGACCAGGTTGACCATCTCCACCATCAGCACCCTGTAAACCTTGAGCACCATCAGGACCTTCAGGACCCTGAATACCTTGTGTTCCCTGGAAACCATCAGAACCAACACCACCGATACCTTGTGAACCAGTTAAACCTTGGATACCCTGAATACCTTGAGCACCAGTACCTCCAGGACCTTGGAAACCTCCAGCACCCTGAGCACCATCAGAACCTTGTAAACCTTGGATACCTTGAGGACCTACTGCACCATCAGCACCATCTGAACCTTGAATACCTGCAGCACCCTGAGCACCAGCAGCACCTTGAGCACCTGCACCGTCAGAACCTTGTAAACCTTGTAATCCGCCAGGTCCTTGGAAACCTTGAACACCCTGTGGGCCAGCAGGACCAGTAGCACCAACATCACCAGTTCTGGCAAATGTAATTGTGACATCTTCTTGGTCAACAAATGTACCATTACCACTTACAAATGCACAAGTGACATTAAAGTAGCCTGTTAATTCTGTAAGAGCAGAAATTGTAAAGATTTGGAATACTTCAGGCTGTGATTTCTTTGTAATTCTAAAATGACCTTTAATAGGACTTGTAGAATCATCAATTGTTCTTAAGAAAGGCTCAATATTAACAAAGTTATCATCTCTATCGTCAATATATAATGCTGTTGCCGATGCGTATGTACTATTATTAAGTTTTAAATTACCAGCTTGTGGTCTGTTATTCAGTGTATCTGTTAAGAATGTATAGTCAAATGTAATACCACCAAATGAACCTTCAGTACCTTGTAAACCATCGGTACCTTGTAAACCTTGAGGTCCTTGAACACCAGCACCAGTTCTACCTTGTAAACCTTGGATACCTGTTGTACCTTGAGGACCCTGAATACCTGCAGGACCTCTTGGAACGAATGTAATTAATGTGGCAGGACCATGTACTTGGTTAACAGATGTTTCCCAACTTGTGACATTACCATCAACAAAGTTAACATCAAAATAACCATAGTTTTTACCGACACCGTCCCATGTCCAGCCAGTAATTTCATAAACTAACCAATGGTGGCCAGCAGGGCCATTTCCATCATCGTAATTACCTTCTTGTATTTTGAGATAACCTTTAACTGTACCAGGTTGGCCAGCAATGAAATCAAAGAAGTCATCTACCTCCTGGTTATATTGGTCAGCAGGAATATCATCTATTGTAATTAAATTAGCTGATTGTGGGTTGGCATTATTAAATTTAAAATTGTTTGTACCAGGGTCAGTACCACCGATTGTGTTGTTAACAAAGTTCCAAATAAATGTTAAGCCACCATATTGGCCTTGCTCTCCCTGAAGTCCCTGGAGACCTTGAATACCTGTAGCACCCTGAGTACCTGTTGTTCCCTGGATTCCTTGTAAACCTGTTGCACCAGTATCGCCTTGGAGACCTCGCTCACCTTGGATACCTGTTATACCTTGAACACCTTGAGGTCCTATAGGTCCGAAATCACCTTGAACACCCTGAACTCCTTGTGGTCCGAAATCACCTTGAACACCCTGTACACCTTGTGGACCAAAATTACCTTGAACACCCTGGACACCCTGGACACCCTGCACACCTTGGTCACCATTTCTGATAAATGATACACGAACATCTGAACCGTTTGCAAGAGCTGTTGCACCAACGAGATGATTTACTGTTAATTGCCAATAACCTGTTTTGTCTGCAACTGCATCAATTCTAAATAATGCTTGTGTACCTAGGTCAGTTGCATCTATAATTCTTACATAACCTTTAGGACCACCAGTCACAGCACTTAATTCAGCACCAATGTCGTCCATAACTGTCAAGCCATTATCATCAACATCATCAATCCATAGATTAATGTCAGTATTAGCTAGGTTGACATTACTAAATCTGATTGTACCAGGACCTGGGTCAGCATCTGTGGTATTGTTATCATAATCGTAATCGTATGTTATACCACCAAAGTCACCAGTTGAGCCTTGGACGCCCTGATTTCCTTGTAGACCTTGAGAACCTGTTGTACCTTGAATACCTTGAGGTCCAGTAGAGCCTTGAATACCAACATCACCTTGGATACCCGTTGTACCTTGAACACCTTGAGTTCCTTGTGGGCCAATCTCACCTTGAATACCTGTAAAACCTTGAATACCAGTAGTACCTTGAACTCCTTGAGTTCCTTGAGTACCTGTTCTTGTAAATGAAATAATACATGCTGGGTCAGCAGTCAGATTTCCAACTGTTGCTGTTGCTGTTAAGTAATTAACATTAAATTGCGCCCAACCACCATTGTCTGTAATTTCTGTAATCTCATAAGTGATAAACTTCTGATTATCAGCAATATTTGTAATCTGTATATAACCTTTAACTGGTCCTGCGACATCATCAAGTGAATCAAAAAGTTCTGTAATATCACCTAAGTTTTTAGCGATTGCGTCAATGGAAATAATTGTTGTTTGGTCTGCTAAGACGTTATTAAATCTAAATTTGGATTGAGTTGGGTCTGCAACTACTACAGATGTATCAAAATCATACTCAAATGATACACCACCATAAGAACCTGTATAGCCTTGAACACCTTGAATACCAGTATCACCTTGGATACCTGTTGTACCTTGAGGACCAGCACGGCCTTGTGTTCCTTGAATACCTAAATCACCTTGGATACCAGTAATACCCTGAACACCTTGAGGACCTCTTCGCCCTTGGATACCCTGAATACCTAAATCACCTTGGATACCTTGAGCACCCTGTGGTCCAGCCTCTCCTTGGAAACCTCTAAATCCTCGTTCACCCTGGATACCTTCATTACCTAAAGGACCCTGCAAACCTTGTGGACCAGTTACGCCCTGGAAACCTTGAACACCTCTAAATGAACCAATATTAACCCAAGTACTTGAACCAACATAAATCCATAACTCATCATCAGCTTCATCAATAACACCTTCACCAATATTGGCAGATGGGAATGCTGCATTAAGAGTTGCTTGTGGGTCATTGGGTGGGTCTACATCAACATCAGCAACTGAACCGATAATTGTGAATCCAGGTCCATACGCACCTTGAACACCTTGTGTTCCTTGAATACCTGTTAAACCTTGGATACCTTGAGGACCAGCCCCAATTTCTACCCAAGAGGTACCATCAGAAACATATAATTTATCATTTTCAGCATAGAGAACTGCGCCTTCATAGACTGTGGCGTCTAATGTAATTGGAAAGGCTTGTGGTATACCGAACCCAATAAACTTATTCTTTCCTGATGTTGTTCCAAAGGACATTTAAATTATTCTCCGTTTATCATTATAATAATATATTTATTATCATTAAACTACATCATCTTCTTCAGATTGACCTAGAGTAAATGACAATGTACAATGTACCGCTAAATCCGTATCAGCTATAATTTCAAGTGTGTCACCAGTCTTTAAAAACTGTCCGTTTAATGGAATTGCTGTGGTCTCGTAAGCAGGCAGTGGTAAATTTCTTAATATGTAAAATTCTTGGTTAATATAATTGCCATTGCTATCATTTTCACGATGAGTTCTGACATCAACATTAACAGTATTTGCTGTTGTATTACATAAAACAAGTGGCGAAATAACTTCGCCCACACCTGGCTCAACAGTTGTTGACCCACCGAAAACAAGTTCCGGAACCTCATATTGAGGAACATCAATCAAAACTTGCCAATTGGTAGAGACAACCTTATTAACGGCAACCGGTTTCGCGTCGGGAGCTTGAGAAGTTGTAATTGTGTTTATTGGCATTTTTCTTTTATCCTATTTTTATAATTGAGCTCTACTATTAGAAGCACGTCTTGCAAGTTTTCTTACAGATGATGTAAATGGTCGACCTTCAATTCTTCCTGTTCTACCATTAATCCTCAATCCTCTAGCAAAGTACTGGTTATTCAATTCGTCAGCACCTGACCATCTGATTCTTCCTCCATCCTCATTTAGTACCGAAGCAACAGCAGATACAGCACCACCGAGGTTTCTGAAGTTCAATGGTAATGCATTTCTGTTAACACCAGCACCAGCACCATTAAACTGGTGAGCAATGGATTCAACCAGTGAACCAAATACCAATGTATTAGGTCTTAATACGTTGCCTTTCAAGCAATCATTAAACAGACCTTCAAGCATAATGGTGTGTTCTGAGTTAGGTGATAGATTATTAACAATATAATCTCTCATTCTATCCCAAGCACCAGTAAATGAATCCAATAAATCAGTATTGTTAGGACCATCAAGTTGCCATGCTGAGCCATCCCAATAATAGATATCGCCTTCATAGTAGTTTACATTCATATCGTCTGCAACAATATAAGCGTGATTTGGCTTCATTCCAGTAAGTGCAGCAAGGTTTCCATTTGATACTGGTCCTTGTACACTTCCTTGATATTTCAGATCCGGGTTAGATGGATTGAATACAGGGAATACATGCTTACCGTTAAAGTCAAAGAATGCAGCAGTATATGTCTTGGTTGCATTCTGATTTCCATTTGTTGTATAACTTGGAGCAGGAACCGAAACATCTTCATACTTGAAGTCATTCTGTATAGCTGTCAGAAGATTTCTTGCATCTCTTCTGGTCAGTTTTTCATCAATATATTTATAAGTTGAACCTACATATCTTACGGTATCCATTGCAAGAGCTGTTCTATTTGATGATAATACACCTTGAGCATCAACAGCACTAGCATCTGCATATGTATAATCAGGTTCTTGTTTTACAGGTAGATATTTCGTGTCGTTATATAATTGTGTCTTATAGAATATATCTGCCAGACCTTGAACCTTTTTAGATTCAATTTCTGTTGCAACATCACCTAATACAACCTGACCTTCATACTTGCCTAATACAATATCCTTACAAATTCTACCGAGTTGTCTATAAGATTTTGCGGTTGGAATTCTTTGGTCCTCTGGTAATCTGTATACTGAGTTCCAGAAGTAGAAATCTGCATTCCATCTAGAGGCAGTATTACCACCAAAGTTTAAGTCAAAGCTGAAGGCATCTAATAGATAACCTGTATCACGTCTACACTTATCTTTGTTATAGTCAAGTACATTAAAGTTGCTGTTTATAAACTCTGTGACATCTGTAGCAAGTTCTTCTGAATTATCATCAAGTGTAATTTGAGCACTTGTGAGTTCGGAATCAACCCAAGCTGTATTTGCCTGTTCAAGTCCAGGTAGTCCTGCTAGAGAGTCATTACGGATAACATCCTCAACATAACCTATTAATTCGGAAACCCTAGCACCCTCTACTGCAGTTGCAGGAGTACCTGAAGTATCCTGTGGATAGATTGAGTAAACAGTATTTGCAGCATCAATTTCTTGTACAACATCAGAAACAAGAGTTCCTAGATAATTGTAAATGTCTGCTGTTTGGTTTCTTGTATCAACTGGTAATACAGAAATTCCATTCTCGAAATAAATTCCAGCAGATTGTCTAATAGCAAAGTTTGTATCGTGTTGTATATCGTGACTGATTGCATCAACCAGATATCCAATATCACGTCTACATTTTGCGTTCTTGAAGCTGAGTCCATTCTGAACATTTGAAAGATAACTAATTACATTTTCAGATAATGTGACTTTTTGTTTCTCTAATGCTTCCTTCGATGCGACATAATTATCAGCCATCCAGGATTGGTCAACACCAATCATATCAGGAATTGTAGCATCAACCTCTTTATTATCATCAACAGCATTTGCAACAATTTCTACAAGAGCTTTTGCAGCGATTGATGTTTTTGGATTTGCTCCATGTACATGGAAATCCTGTTCTTCTGTTGTCTGATAAGAATGTAAACCATTCCAATAATCGTATTGTGTTAAAATATCACCTGTGTAATATGTTTTAGATCTTGGGAATTCAGTTGTTGTAATTGCTTTACCACCGACAACATGCTCTACAATTTTTGCCATGTGGAGGAATGCATCTCTTGAACCCATTCTTTGTTCAATTTGTAATCCAGTATTTACAGCATTTTCAAAATACATACCAGCTGTTTGTACTGTTGCAGAATTACCACCATACTGAATGTCGTGTGATACTGCATCTACAATATATCCTGTATCACGTCTACATTTTGCTTCGTTATAAGGTAATACCTCGAAGTATTTAGCAAGGTGAGCCAACACTCCATTTTGAACAGTTTCCTTAACACTCTCAATTTCACCAAATGCAGCTACATATTCATCATCGTATGTACTTAATGTTGGGAATGAAACTGGAGGAGCAAGTAATAATGTATTATTAGAAATTGCATTAGCAACAATATCAAATAATCCTTCAACCTCTGCACCCATAGCAGCACCAGCACTTGCAGAACTAAAGTCTTGCGATACACCATTACCAGCAGATTTTAATCCAGCAATATCTGTATCTTGCACGACCAATTCAGCACAATCACCAATGTGAGCAAAGGCGGCAGCCGTTGGTTCTCTTTGGTCTTCTGGTAAGACACTTACAGCATTTTCAAAGTAAAGTTTTGCGTCGTTAATTGTAGCAAAATTACCTTGGTGTTGCGCGTCAAAAGAAATTGCATCAATAAGATATCCTAAATCCCTTTCACATTTTGCAACATCATAAGTTAATGAAGGTCTATTTGCTGCAAGCCAAGCTGTAATTTCAGCCTGTAAGAATGCCTTGTTATTTTGTAATTGAGCTCTTGCATTAATTCTATTATTAATTGAAGCTGTTCCTGTGTATGTAATTGTATCAGCATTACCAGAACCATTAGTCATAATGTCAATAATTTCATCAAATGCAGCTTCCGTTCTTGTTTTTGCATCTGTATCAGTCACTGCAGCAACTGCAAGACCTTTTGCGTATTTAATTGCAGATACAGTTTCTGTTAATTGTTCATTAATTACAGCATCGGCACCAGTTGTTCCAATTCTATATGCAAGTCCATTAAATACTGCGTTGAAATTAGAACCTGTTAATACATCAGCCTTGACAGCATCAAGAATCAAACCAATATCTCTCTTACACTTATCGCCATCGAATGTGTAATATCTGTCCTTAATGTATGCCTGTACTTCCTCAATAATGAAATCTCTATTACGCTGTAATTGTTTTCTAGCAAGAGTTCTATTCGGATCGAATGAAGCCTTGGTTAGAGTTGGCAATTGAGCAGTTTCAATATTTGTATCATCAACCAATTCAGCAATTACATTGAATAAATCATGAACAGCTGTTCCTGTTGTAGCATCAGCAGGAGTACCATCAGTACTTTGATATGGTCCTTCACTTACCGAATTAGCAAGTGCAGATACAAATGTATGAGGTTGTTGACCTGAACCACCAGTTCCCACATTCATTGTAAGCACAGTTGGAGTCACAGCTGTAATTGTGACAGGTTTCTGATAATATGGGTGATGTGCTTGAGGTGAAGTATGGTTAGCAGCACCACTACCCATATCACAACTAAATGTAAAGGCATTGTCTTTTAACCAAACCTGGTCACCTGGAACTAAATCATGAGAACCAACTGTGACCGTGAACACACCAGTAGCAGGGTCGTATGTAGCGTTTGTTGGAGTAAATGTGTTGTATGTTGTCGTATGAGCAACTTCTTTAACAACCTTTTCAGCAACATCTGCTAAGTGGCCAAATGCCAATCTTGTAGCTTCTCTTTGTTCGTAAGGTAGAACATTAATTTTTTCGCGAAGACCTGCAACATTAGCATTATCATCATAATCAGATAATGTTCTGAATTGTCCTTTTACTTCAATCGGTAAAACATTTACAGATCTGAGTTGTTCGTAATCAGCTGATTCAGAGTCAAATCGTCTAAAGTAGTAATCCAATACTTCAAGTGTATTTTCGTTTCCACCATATTCAATATCTCTTGAAACAGCATCAACCAATAGACCGACATCACGTTTACATACATTCTCGTCATAAGCCAATCCATTATATTCATCAGCAAGGAAATCAATGACACTTGATTGTAGATTTTCTGTATAACCATCAATGATGTCAACCTCTTGTCCAAATTCTGGATTTGTAGGTTCTACATAAGCAGGTAAATTATCTAAATTATCATCTCTAATAATTTGTGTTGTAATATTAATTCCATCTCTTACTGCATTACCAACCACAATACCAGCATCAGTTTGTGATACATCTTGTGTTTCAGCATTTCCAGATGTTTTTGTGACTGCTTGGTCTCTTACAATCTGATATGCAACTTCAGCTATATGTTCCCAAGTTTTTGCTGTTGGTAATTTTTGGTCCTCTGGTAAAACACTAATTGCATTTTCGTAATATAATCTTGCAAAGTTAATTGAACCAGCATTTGAACCATATTGGATATCCCAAGAAATTGCATCAACAAGATAACCTGTATCTCTCTCACATTTTGCAATATCATAAGTTAATGTTGGGAATTCTTGAGCAATATATGCAGTGACTTCAGCAATAATAAAGTCTCTATTTAATTGTAATGCAGTTCTAGCAACTGTATGGTTGGCACTAGGCGCAGCTGTTGTTCCGAATTGTAAAGCATTTGCATTACCTGAACCATTATTCATAATGTCGATAATTTCATCGAAACCAGCATTGGCTCTGGATAGAGCGGTACCAGTAAGTTCGGAACCAATCTCACCCTTAAGGTAATTAATAGCACCAACTGTTTGTGTTAATTGGTCGGTGACAACTTCGTTTGAACCTTTTGTACCAATCTGATATCCTAGTCCCATAAAGACAGAAGGATAATTAGAACCAGTAGCAACATCACGTCTTACAGCATCAAGAATATATCCTGTATCTCTTGAACACTTATCGCCATCATATACAAAATATTGACTTTGTAAATATGAAGCAACTTCTTCTTGTAAGAATTCTCTATTGTCTTGTAATTGTTCTCTTGCGTATTGTCCTTGTGAATTATATGTCACTTTAGACACAGCATGTTTTTCAACCGATACAAATGTATGAGCTCCACCGGAACTTGTAGCAAGTTGAACTGTAATATCATCACCAGCTACATTTGTAATTAACATAGGTGTTCTATAATTTGAATCACCTTTTCTTGGATATGAGTGTTCAGTTGCATTTCCATCTTGAGCACAAGTATATGTGAATGAATATGGAGCAAACTCAATATAATCATTAGTTGTTAAATCATGTCCTGGAATTGTGACTACTGAAATACCTGACGCAGGGTCATAAGTAGCAGTTGTCGGTGTATAATGACTTACATATGATGCTGGGTCAGTAAATACAATAGCATCAGAATCAATAGCACCAGTCTCAGCTCTTATAAATGTGTGAGCACCACCAGGTCCAGCACCAACGTTCATTGTAATTGTATTATTGGTGACCGAATCTAATTTAACTGGTGTTCTATAGAATGGGTGATGTCTTTCTGGAACAGCATGTTCAGTTGCATTACCATCAAGAACACAAGTAAATACTACACTTTCAGGTTTCAGCATTACATAATCACCAGCCACAAGGTTATGGCCTTCGCCAATTGTTGCAACAAATACTCCAGTTGCGGGGTCATAAGTAGCATCAGTAGGTGTATATGTAGATGTATATTCTGCAGGTTTAATATTATCAGCAGTAGCACTTACAAATGTGTGAGTAGATGTATCACTAGAAGGACCAACATTTACTGTAATTGTACTTGCTGCTGTAGCAGAAATTGTGACAGGAGCCTTATAGGCAGGATGTCTTCTTTCCCCTTCGATACTATTTGCAAGAGCACTTACAAATGTATGAGTTCCGCCACCATTAATTGCTGCACCAACATTCATTGTTATAGTTGTTGATGTGACACCAGTCAATGCAATTTTCTTTTTATAGAATGGGTGGTGTGGTTCTGGGTAAGCATGTTGTGTGACATTACCATCAAGGTCGCAAGTAAATGTAATACTTTCAGGTGCAATTTCTACCAAGTCACCAATTTGTAATTTATGTGCGCCGATTGTAGCTGTAAATACACCTGTTGCAGGGTCATAAGTAGCCCCAGTAGGTGTAAATGTTGAAATTGTTGTTGTTGGGTATGTGTGCTGTGTAGCATTGCCATCAAGAGCACAAGTAAATGTTAAACTATCAGGCGCAATTAAAATCTGGTCTCCAACTTGGAAATCGTGATTACCAATTGTTAATACTGTCAATCCAGATGCTGGGTCATAAGTAGCATTTGATGTTGAATATGTTTTATTTCGGTCATTCATGATATTTAAGATTTCATTAAATGACTCGTTAGATCTGAATTCAGAAGCATTATCAGATAAACCAATAACCTCTCTAATACCATCAGTAAGAGCACTTACAAATGTGTGTTCATTAGAACCACCAGTTCCCACATTCATTGTAATTGAATTTCTTGTGACAGACTCAATTTGACATGGGTGGTTATAGAAAGGATGTCCTGCAACTGGTACAGAATCATTTGTAGGACCAGAACCTGTATCACAACTAAATGTGACAGCACCTTCTAGGAAACTTACATAATCACCAGGTTCTAAACTATGTTCGCCGATGACAGCTGTAAATTGACCAGTTGTTGGGTCGTATGAAGCATCAGTTGGAGTAAATGTACTTCCAATTTCTGTATTCGCAACTAAATCTCTAAGTTCCTCAATCGCTCCAGTTGTCTCTACTAATTGTTCATTAATTACATTATCAGCAAGAGTTGTTCCACTTCTATATGCAAGACCTGTTTGGATTGCATTATAGTTTGTACCAGTTAAAATGTCTCTTTCTACTGCCGGTAAAATGTACTGTGTGACATCTCTACGACACTTGTCAGAATCATATCTGAAGTAGTTGTAGTCAATATAACCAAGCATATGTTCTTGAATGAACTCTTTATTTGCCTGTAATTGTTTTCTAGCATTTCTCTTATCTGCATCAATACTTGTAGAATCACTCCATGTAATTTCTGAACCAAGTTTTGAAACTGAATTAGGTAATGCTTCAACAAATGTATGGTCATCTACGATAGCAGAAGCACCAACATAAACTGTAATACTTGTAGCATTTGCACCAATAACTTCAATAGGAGTTCCTGCAGCTGGGTCAGAAGCTCTAGGATATCCTGTTCTAGAAGTATTGTTATCTCTATCACAAGTGAATATTAAGCCACCAGTTTTAAGAAGAATTTTACTACCTTTTGTAATACCGTGTCCAGAACCAAGTGTAATAACTGATTTACCTGTTTCAGCATCATATGTAGCGTTTGTTGGTGTAAATTGAGTATCTGAATTTTCTAAAATTTTGATAATTTCATCATATCCGTCATCAAGCCTTTGTGAAGCAAGATATGAATCGCCATCTATTAATTCGTTTGTTTGGTCTTTTAATCTCTTATATGCCGCGACAGTCTCATTATTCTGTTGTTGAATAACCTTTTTAGCAGTCGCCATGTAATAAGCACGACCAGCTGTGACAGAGTTATAGTTTGTATCATATAACATGTCATTTTGAACAGCCGGTAAAATATAATCCTGGATATCTCTACGACAAGCAACACTATCGTAAGCATAGAACTCATCATTATTTTCAATCCAGTCAATTAATTCATCTGTAATAAATGCTCTATTATCTTGGATTAATTCTCTAGCAGCAACATAAGGAACCGAAGTATCTCTCCAAATAATTGGATTCATATTCTCTTCGCCATACTCTACAACATTGTAAAGTTCCTGGAACGAAGTATTTGCACGTTCATTAATATCTGAACTTGCACCAGAGAATATATTCTCAACACGAGATTGTAAATATTGGTTTGCACCAAGAGTTGCATCAAGCTGTTCACCGATAACTTTTGAACTGATTGGTGAACGATATGTAATACCAGCAAGTCGTGACCAGTAGTTTGTATCTAGAGCAATGTCATAACCGACACCATCTAAAATGATACCACTGTCTCTTTCACATTTATCCGCATCGTAGAATGTATAGTCTAAGCCACCTTGAGCTGTGTTTGCAGAGAGGTAGTCAACCATATCATCAATAATTGTATCAGCCTGAGCATCGATAGTATCAGCGAAAGCAGTATTACCAATAATTGTTGCCGTTGTATTTCTTGGTTGGAATACATTGGTCGAACCTTTTGCTCTCATTGAGATATCACCGAACTGAGTACCTGAGTTGTTCAGTGTCATCTGACCACCATTCAATGCATAGAATGCAATACGAACGAAGATGGATAGAGAACCAATACCATTAACACCAGCACCATCTCTGGCTACATAACCTATACCATTTTGTGTTCTAGGTGTGAAACCAAAACAAAGTACATAGGTATAAAGTGAATCAGGGTCAAGTACACGCCTATCAGCAAGTACACAACCACCACCACGGCCAACCTCTCTGTTAGGGAAGTCGTCAATACCAATTGATTGGATTACACCAGTACCACCAGATTCTGAAGTAATAGTGTCACCGACAGCAAAGCCTTGTCCATTTTTAAGGTTTCTGACATAAATTTCATCAGCGGTAGCAAGTTCATCTACATAACTGACATAACCTACAGCACCAGAACTGAATTTAATTTCATCATCTTCGGCAAATGTTCCACTGTGTCCTGGCTCAAGATAGAATTGTTGACCTAGGTCAGCAAGTGTACCTTTTGAGTTAAAAGGATTTAAAGGTGGTTCAACATCTTGTCTTAAGAAGTTTGATAACTGAGTACTATCTCTTAGGTATGGAGAACGCAGGAGTTTTGCACCTGGTCTGTATGCGATAGCAAATCCACCTTCTGGGAAATCAAAGTTATCAATTTTCCAATTCTGATATGAGAAACCTTGAACATAACAACCCGAACCAACAAGAATAGCGTTATTATTTTCATATCCAGGTAATGCTTCAATTACAGTAGCATATTGTCCAGCTGTTGAA